GAAAGACTCTAGGAGCTTCATAGCTGCCGAGATTGCCGCCTTGGCGTCCTCTGGCAGTTCCATTTTCTCCATGTCTTCTTCTAGCTTTGCGATTGCTTCCGACCGTCCTTCGGCCTTCAGCACTTCGACAAGAATGTTTTCCATCTTCATCGTGTTACCTCGTGCCGCTTTCATAATCGGAAACCGGCGTTTTAGATTGGCACCGCTCTCGACGAGTGAGACCTCATGGGTCCTAACGTCTTTGAGCGATGTGACGCGGCGCTTCTTTGCCATCGTCTCACCTCGACTTGTTGTTGATTGATTGCCTACTCGGCTGGTGCGCGGTCTGCTCGACCGCTATTCGTATCGTATCAGAGCACTATGCCCGGTCAACCCTGCGCGATAAATTCAACCTCGGGCATCTCACCTTCTGCCATGTCTTCACGCTGACCATAGCCGCCGATTGAGAAGCCATTCAGCTCACCCGACTGCACACGACTCCAGAGCTCAGGGGTCAGCTTCACGCCAAGCACCCAAGAGCCAGAGCGCACCACGTCATCACCGAAGCTCTGAGCATAGGCTTTGTGTGGTTTGCCCTCGATAGCTGCTTTGTAGTCCTCCGGTGACGGGTAAGGCTGAATCCAAGACTCTACAACCTTCGCACCATCGGCTGCACCATTATGGTCGAGACCTACCACCCGCGACTCGCTCAAGAAGTCGTGCGCGGTCTCTTCAATGACTGCCGGGCTCAGATAGTCGTCATGGGCATCGATGATATAGGGGTCCAAGACAACACCGTACACGATGCGCTTGGATTCATCGGCTTTGTAGATGCCGACTCGCTTGCTTGCCTTCTCGCGCTCACGCTCGCGCTCATAGCGCTCGTTGATGGTGTTGGCCCACTGCTGGCCAGAGTCGCCACCCCAAAGAAGCCAAGCAATGCGACCCGCGCCAGGATAGCCCGGTGCGCTGCGGTCTCGATTCTTTGGCACCGTCATGTCTTTCTGATGCCTCACGAAGTAATTGACCATCCGCTTAATCGTACTGATAGAGACCCGCCGACCGTTGGCCAGGTCACGAGCTCGAGCAACACCGACGGCAGTGCCGCCCCTGCGATGCTCACGTCTTAGCTCGAGACCTCGACGGGCTGCCTCTTGTACGCCCTTCGGTGGCAAGAAACTGGTCTCAACCTTTTCAATCAGCTCATCGAGGTCACTGATGCGACGCTCAAGAGCCTCGGCGTGCTGCGCTTTCCTGATGGCTGCTGGGTGAGGCAGCGATAGGTCTGCGGCTTTGCCCAAGACCTCACGGGCTGCGGTGCCGAGCGCGATGACTGCAAGCGGCTCGTCGTCTTGGTGATCACCAAGCTCACCGAGGTCGATGACATCAACCTGCTCACGCTTAAGCCCTACGGGCTCCAGATAGCTCTTGGCGAAGCGTTCACCGCTTGGGCCGCACAAGTGCCTGCCTCGGGCAACATCGAGCCCTGACGGCGTGCTCACGACGAAGAGCAAGCGCTTCTCGGTCTTGCTCGAACGTGGATGCTCAGCGGGCAAAAGGTCATTATCGCCGGTGTACTTGGCACTCTTAGGCTTGCCGGTGCCTAGTAGCTCCAAGAACGCCTTGACGCGCCCAAGAGCCCACTGGTCACGGCTGCCAACGCTTGGGCGATGACTCACCGAGAAGGCACCAGCACCACGACGAAAGACCGCCTTGAGCTGCCCAAGGTCTGCTTGCTTACCTTCAGCGGTGTAGCGCTCATTGTGCTCATCGCGTAGGTTTTCGAGTGCTTTGATGTTGGCGTCACTGAGCTCAATACCACCGCGAGACCCACCGGCAGAGCCCTCGGGGTTACGAGTTGAGCCCGTGCGCCGCTCGCTGGGCTTTGCTGGCGTGCTGGGATCGTCTTTCTGCTTGCCAACGCGAGCGGTGGCGGTTGCCGCTGCAAGCTGCTTGTTGCCAGTGCGCTCCAAGATGGCCTCATAGATGGCGTCCCATGCTGCTGAATGCTTGCCTGGTCCTGGCTTCTCAACTAGCTCAAGACCATCGTGTGACTCGACAACCTCAAACTCGTACTCAGCCGAAGCGCCCTCGTGCGGTGTATAGTCACCGACCATCAGAGCAGGACCGCCAGCGGTGTCCATCCAGTGATACCCTTCCGGTGCCTCAATCTTAATCGTTGCCATCGTCTCCCCCTTGCCCGTAAAGCCCCTCTAGGTCTTCCATGCCTTCGCCCTCTGGTGCCTCTTGCACTCGAGCAGTCTCGCGCTCAACTGGTGGCAAGCCTGCGAACTCTCGTGCGTGATCTTCAAGTGCATCGTCTGGCGTGACAACACCAGCACCGACGAGAGACGCGATGCCGCTTGCGAACTCGCTCAGCTCTGGAAGCTCAACGTCTTCATATCTGAGAGTAGGTGCGAACTCGTAAGGGATACCGTTTAGCTCCAAGAGCTGCGGTATTGCGTGCGCGTTGAATTGAGACGCAATTGAGTCGAGGTAGGTTCCAAGTGACTGAGCGAAGAGCGAGGTCTTGTTGCTTACCAGCGAGTAAGAGCCATGACCATCGAGCCCGGTGATTAGGAACTCCGCCATGACTGAGATTAAGATGCGCGACTCATAGCGCTTGATGATTTCGTTGACATCGATGGGACGCCGACCACCAGCACTCAAGAGCTTGAGCCTGAAGCCTGACGGTGTGCCATCGCTGAGCGTCTCAGAAGGGATCACAAGACCTTCGTACTCATCACGGCCAACACGTTGAATCATATCCTTCATCGATGCCAGCACGCTCTTCTCTGCGGCACTTGCATTGCTCGAGAGCATCTGAAGCGGAACCTCCATGCAAGGCAAGCCCGCAAGGTCACGGCTCACGCCGATGGCTTCGTAGGTGGCGATCTTCTTCTTGTAGTAATACGAGATGTAGGCGTTACGAAGCACTGAGCGACCTTCGGGGTTGTTCTTGTGCGCTTCGGTTCTGAAGAGCAGAAACTTGTCTGCCGGGATATAGCGCCGGTTGTAGTTAGGTGGCGCGACCTGGATGACACCGCGCACCGCACCGTCATCTTGGTCGAGGTCCCATTTCTCAATTGACTCTTGTGAGCGTATTGGGAAGCCACGGAAGCCGATGCGGTTGTCATCGAACTTGGAGCGGTAGAGCTTCGACTCGTGCCTTGGTCCTTTGCGAAGCTTGTAGGTGATTTCATGTACCGAGAAGCCAAAGACTAGAAAGCTCAAAATCTCGCTGATTGTGTCAGTCCAAGTTCTATCAAGATCTTCAAAGAGCGCACCCTCTACGAACTCAGCCACCGCACGCGCCTCATCGTTGTCGGCACCTGGCTCAACCGTCCAATCGACTTGTCGCACCAGTGTCTTGATAGCGTACAAGAACGCGCCAACGATGGCATCGTTCTCAGCCATCTCGCGAAACATCCGCCGCCCTTTGGGGTTCTTGAGGTCATTGAGAAACTCCTCAGTGATCTCACCGCCCATCGACTTGAGACCGGTCTGACCATAGAGCTCAAAAATGTCTATGGGATTCTCGTTTTCGTTCTCGTCACTCATACCAACTTCCCTTCTGCTTTAAGCTGGCGGATTCTCGCCCTGCTTGGTCTTCTAATCGTACACCGACAATTGGCGATGTGCTTGATGCCTGCGCCTCTGCTGTTATCACCTGGCCATCGCATCTGAGAGCCATCGGGCAAAGTGAAATAATCGCCAAGGCGTCTCACGTCTCGATTGAGTTCTTGATGACCACGACCACCATCGGTGAGCGATGATGACCACTCGATGTACTCAACACCACTCGCTTCGAGCGCTTTGAGATTGCCTTGGTTCTGCGCTTGCATCATCTCGGTACGTGCGATGAGCGATGAGCGCCCCCAGACGTTGCGCACAATCGCAGGCCCACGCTCGAGCGGTTGCAGAGCGACCTTGGTGGGCTTCTGCCCTGGTGCCAAGACCTCAGCGTCATCGAGATAGGTCGAGAACCTGATGCGCCGCGCAAGCTCGCTGGCAGTGATGCCGGGCTCTTCAGTCATCCACCGACCGATTTGGTTTCCCATATTGCGCTGGAACTCTTCGCGCACTTGCTCAACCAAGCCAGTCGCCAGCACCGTCTTCTCACGCAAGAACTCTTCTTGGAAGGTCGGTGGTATGATGAACTTCTGACCGGCACCCATCGAGCGGTTCCCAGCGTCTTGCACTTCTCTCAAGCCGCCGGTCTGAAGTATTGCGATGAGCGCGTTGATTGCTCGCTGCTCTGCGCTCTCGATGGTCTTCTTGACCACCGCGCGTACAAGCCTCACCTCTTCATCGACGAGCTCTTTGAGGTATCGGTCAAGCACTGCCTTGATTTGGCCAGCCATCGCCTTAGAGCGTGCCTCAGCCTGCCTTGCTCCCGGTCCTGCTCGTGTGCCTCTAAAGCTCGGCTCTGGTGTTCTCATAACCATACTTGTGCGCCTCTGCTGCCCTCGCTCGGGTTGATGGATATGATTGGCATTGTGGACTCATCAAGCTCAGTCACCGCCCACACCAAGGCGTCTAGGCGGTCGGGCGATTCTCGTGTCATCGATGGGACGTAGTTGCAGAGCTGGTCTTCAAGTCGCTCAAAGATGCCGACGTGATGCACGCGGGCTTGCTCGTATCTGGCACCGACGGGCTCAGCTCGAGCTTGCTTACCTCGCGATGCGTGAACGCTCTTAATCGCAACCGTCGGGTTGATGCCTTCGATGATTGTGCGCCAGGTATCACCGCCCTGGTTTGCCTCGACTACGATTCGGTCTGCTCTGAAGTCGTTGTAGGCTTCGATGGCTCTGCGGCAGACCTTCTCCGGTGTACCCTTAAAGCTAAGGTCAGCCAGTACGTAGAAGTCACGGCCAGCCATACCCACAACCACGATGCCACTCTCATCACTGCCCTCTTTGCTCGTTGTTGCGGGGTCGATTGCGACCACGATGCGTTGCATTGCTGGCGCATCTTTGCACCGGTTCTCTTCGATGTCTCGACGTGCGAAAAGAGCACCGGGCAACTCGCTCAAGAGCTCACCTTCGAGCTCTTGTCTTCCGAGCGTGCTGCCTGCGTAGCGGTCATGTATTGCGGTGATAAACGACTCCGCCAGGTTGTGTACATTGTCGCTCGTGCGCCCTCGCGTCACGTGCGTGTCATCGGCATCGGCTAGACGCTTGAGAGCGGTGAGCGGTCGCGGTGTAGTGGTGACGATGGTGCGGGGGTTGTCACCGAGTCGCATCCCAAATTGAAGTTGGTCCCACGAATCCCATCGCTGCCAGGCTGCAAGCTCATCGGCCCAAGCAAGGTCATGTTGTGGCCCTCGGAGCTGGTCAGGTTTGTCGGCTGAGTATGTCGAAGCAACCGCACCATTGGGCCAAGTGAGCCGCCGCTTGCTGGGCTCGTACTCTGGGCGGAAGTCGTCAGGTGAGCACGCCAAGATGCCGCTCTGACCCTCAACCATGACGTCACGGCAGTCGGCAGCGGTACGACCAACGAGCGCCACGCGCTTGGCTCTGCCTTGACGCACTTCGTCAATTACAAACTCGGAGCCGCATCGAGTCTTGCCGAAACCTCGACCAGCCATGAGCAACCAAGTCCTCCACGCGGTAGTTGGCGCGAGCTGCTCCGGCCTGGCGGTAAAGCGCCAGTCGCTCATCAAGAGCGTGATCTCGTCATCGCTAAGCTCACCGAGAATCTCAGTCCTCTTCGCTTCGCTCTGCGATGCTAGCCAATCGAGCCAAGAGCTGCTCACGGGCATCAGTTGTTTCCTGTTTAATTGGGCCACCATCTGGGCCGCTGAGTTCTTGTTTGACTGTTTGCGTCATACCTCGACGCCGCTCGAGCTTCCAAGCCGCTGCTTGCCAAGTACCGTTTCGGGCTGCTTCCTCGATGACCGCCAGCCAATTGGAAGTTGCTTCGCCCTCAACCTCTTTAATGCGCTGTTTAAATTCCATCAAACGTCCTGAGCGCTTCGTTTTGCCTTCGTCTGCCTCAACCATCCAACCATAGAAAAGAGACTCTGAGATGCCCGCACAACCGCACGCATCCTTAATAGGGCAGCCGACTCGGATGGCATCAAGAAACCGTCGCTCCATCTCTTCGGTGAGCTCTTTGTGCTTCCTACCTGGTCCCTTCTTTTTCTCAGCCATCAAAGCACCTCCACGATCGGCTCTCTCGGTTTTCCGTCTTTATAAACCCACACCTCTTTGCTGACTAGCTCACCGCACTGGAAGGCTCTGAGCCTCGCCATCTCCGCCGAGCCTGGCCGACGATTGCACTTCACCTGAACAAGCCTCGTATCGCTGGCACCGATCGCGATGATGTCCCACTCACCGAGCGACGCCGCGGCTCTTGTGCATCGGTAGCCAAGCGCCTCGAGCTGCTTCATGCACCGGTGCTCGGCCCTGGTGCCCTTGGCTTTGCAATTCTTCACCGCCATCAATCAGCCTCCACATCGAAAGCGTCATAGAGCGCCGCGACCTCTTGAGGGATGTACATCTGAACCTCAGTCCTCGGTCCCCATAATTGACGCAGAGAGTCATAAGCATCTTCGAGACTATCATGCAGCGCCGACACTGTGCGCCAGTGATGACCTGGCCCTGGTCGGTACTCGAGCACGAGCCACGGCTTTTTCTTCACCCCTCCGAGCATAGCTCCCCCTTATGCTCAATCCTGCCTTTGAGATCCGCCGTGGTCAACGCCACCAGTAATTTGATGCGATTAAAGAGTTGACGTTGACCGGTCGGCGAACTCCGACGGCACCAGCATCGCACACTTCGCACCATCAACGCCAGCGGTGCTCACAATTCTTTCAATGGCTCGAATCGATAGAGCGCCCAAAGCTCGGTGCCGTCCTTTGTCTCACCAGCGAGCTCGAAGCTGATTGAGTCGTGATCGTTCACGAGCTGGGCAAACTCCCACCGACGGTAGAGCCCTGGTATTCTCCGCCACTGGCTCAAGTCCATTGGACCGGCATTGCGAAAGGGATCATCTTTGCTCTTGAGTAAATCTTTGATTGGCATCTCTTCACCTCCTACTAACTAAACGCGGATTTCATCTCTCAAGTGGGACACCGCACGGATAAAAAGCACCCCGAAACGGGATCAATTTAGGCATGGGCAAATAGGGGGGCAAAGGGGCACACCCTAAAGGGTGTGTGCCCCCCTTGCCCCCTTGGACACGGAAAGGGGCAAATAAGGGGGCAAATAGGGGCAAGCCCTCTTGTAAGTCATTGAAAACACACGGCCAGTCATTTGCCCCCCTTTGCCCTAAAGGGGGCAAACCCCCCTTTGCCCCCCTAGGGTCTTGAGAGCCGAGAAATATTCAAGAATCCCGCCCACTCTTCATCACATACCGACCACCCAACGCTCCTAGATTCGATCAAATTCTCCTCAATCAAAACATTCAGCAGACGGCCAGTTTTTGAAGCCTTCACCTCGCTCTCAGCCGTTGACGGTTTAAGTCCCTCGGTGTTGATGAGCCACTCTCGAAGCTGCCTCGAGCTAAGCCATGGGCGTCTATCGGGGTCCAATGGGCAATCATTGTCTTGCCATGCTCGAGCAAACCTATCTTTCCTTATCGCAAGTTTTTCATTGACTGGTGTATAGTTTGCTTCGCCCACGATTGCTGAGTGCACTGGTTCACCGTCCTCATCGAACCAACCAGGGATCACTACTTGCTGAAGCTCACACTGGTGACTCATCGCCAGCTCGGCGTCTTTGCTCTTACGCTGCACAATCTCAATCGGCTTATCACCTTTGGCGGGCACCACGCTCACCTCGATGTCCAACGCACCGCGCCAGGCACTTGAGCCTCGAGCTCGGTGCTGAGCGTCATCACTGACACCGGTGTGATGCACGAGCAGCACTGAGCAGTCGAAGGATTCCATTAGATTGGCGCACGCATCCAACATGGTCTTGGCATCTTGAGCGCTGTTCTCATCACCGAGAAGGAAGCGATGCAACGTATCAACCACGATGAGCTTGGGCTTAGTCGGTAGCTCTCGAAGGGATTCGCTTACCTGGTGGTAACCGGCTTCGGTGTTGAGGTCACAACCTGCACGAGATAACCACATGTCGAGATCATCAATTTTGTGGTGATGTAACCATGCGGCAATCCGTCCTTTGATCCCATGGTGGCCTTCCCCTGCTAGATAGACAACAGACCCATCCTTAACCTTATGACCTCGCCAGTCTTTGAGCTTTGAAGCTATCCGCAGGCACCAATCCAGAACAATAAAGGTCTTGCCGCTGCCTGATGGCCCATGCACCATCATAAGCGCATTCTCTTGTACCCATGACTTGACCAGCCAAGCGAGCGGAGCTGGTTGCTGCGCATAGTCGATTGCTCTGACAAGGTAATCACTAGCCTTGATGGTTAAGATCTCAGATAGGTCATTACCCGCATTGTGGTAATCGTTGGCGTCTCCAGGTTCTGGAGGTATTGCAATGTGCGCCCCATGCCTTGAAGCCGCTTGATTAGCTTTGGCGAGACCTACACCGCCAACGTCATTGTCTGCGACGATGACAATTCGCTGACCAGCTCCGAAAGTCTCTCTGATGATCCCGGTTACCGTGGGCAACCCATTTGCGGAGAACGCTACCACCACCATCGAATCCGTAAACTCTCTAATGGTTGCAGCGGTAGCAAAACCCTCCGCAATGTAAATGATGTCACTAGGCATCCCGAGTGTGTGATAGCAACCGCCAACCTTCCCGCCTGGATGATACTGCTTTTCACCGCCTGGCGAGATATATTGAATCGAGCTTAATTGAGATGCCTGGTTATAAATTGGCACCATCAACCGACCATCTTGGTTCACTCTTGTTCCGTGTGCTTTGATCTTCTTTCTTTTGAGGTAATCGTGATCATCATTGGCCTCGAGCCCTTGCTCCCAAATCGCAGTAACCTCTCCACGGGTTTCCTCATGCCTTCTCTTTAACTCTTGCTCTCTTACCTGTTTGGCTCGCTCGATGGCGGCTCTGCTTTCACGCAACTCCTCTGGTGTGAGCTCACGTCCGATATCGGCCCGCCAATTCCATTTAGCACCAGCTCGCCAACATCCGAATGAGCCCGAAGGCACGCCATCCGGATAAGCGACGTACCATCCAGCCTTGTCACCCTTTTCGTCACTATCAAATCGCTGAATTTCGCCATCAATCTTGATGACCTCCGGAGGGGTCAATCCCTCCTTTTTTATGGCTTCCCTTAGTTGTATTTCTGGTGGCTCAACGGCTTTTGTCGCAACCTTGAAAGGCCCGCCGAAGATCTTCGATAGATCTGTCATGATGTTCCCCCCGATGAGAAGATTAGCGCTTCTTGGCTTCTATCCTTTGGCGCACGGCCTCCAGGTTTTGATTCGTGTTCTCTATGCTTTTTCTAAGATGATGCAGACCAACATCTAAAGCTGATCGAATTAAATCTGATCTCTTGAGATCCTTAACCAGCATCATGTCAGGCTCCTGGCTCCCGGTCCTCAACTTAAGTAGCTCCAACAACTCATCCAGCTCTTGGATTACTTCCTCTTCAACATAAACTCCGATTGTTTTTTTCATAGAATTACCTCCTGGCTCAGTTTTAGATCCTGATGCGCATTCCTGTAAATAACTTTTATAATTTTATCACGTTTAATCAGGGGAGGTATTTATCTTAAACAAAGAACATCCAGCAGCTCAACCGGTCTTGGTTCCGCATTGAATTTCCCACCGAAAATCTTTATTAAATCACTCATTAGTTCCCTCCCGATGGCGTGTCCAGAATCCAGCCCTGGGCGCGCTGTCATCACTCTGCAATCTTCCCGAACTCTTCCCAATCCGCAAACCGCTCAACCTGCATAAAGGTAGAGCCCTTGTACTGAAAGCAATCAATCTGGATGTCATGCCCATGCTCGCAGTGAAAGCGCAACTTGGTCGAGTAGCGCCCATCACTCGGCGAGTCAGTATGATCTTCAACTTTAATCAAATGCAAATACTCACCTTCGCACGCCGGGCATGTGATTTTCCTGGTATCGGTATCACCAAAGCTAAAGTCCCCAATCATCTCACTGAGGTCATAGTGCTTTGCGGGTCTATCAAGCGTATTAAGACCGCGTACGATCAACGTGCGTATGAGCTCTGAGCGTGATGCACCTTTGCAATTTGCCGGAAGATAGTCCTCGGACTCATCAATATCTTTCAAAAGCTCATCATCGAGACTGAATCCAACTATTGGTTTTCCCATTGCTTTTTCTCCTTAAGTACTTTTCTTCAAAAAAAAGAGCCTGTTTCTTTAAAACATATAAGCCAACATCTTGTAAAGATCTAGGGAATTGTTTTAAAACATAACTGTCGCAGAGACGCGACGCGAAACAAGGAGAAACAAGAAATGACACACCTTACGATTCACCCACGATTCATCAAGGACAGATCAGGCTTCCGAAGTGTCGAAGAAATAGATCAAATTTTCTTTGCCCTCAAACCATGCGAGCGCTTCACCTATGAGCAAAGCATGATGAATTGCTATGCTAAGCGCGCTTTCATTGCTGTCGTGTGTCGCAAAACCTTCAAGTATTTGGGTTACATCGTTTAGCATTCGCCATCAATCAACCGCCCGCCCGGAGCGCATCCGGGCACCGCTCACGATACGAGCACAAACAAAGAAACAAAGGAAACAAGAAATGACATACGAAGAGAAACTCACCCAGATCGGTGAAGACCTACAACGCAACGACCTCAACTCACTGGCGCTCTACATCGCTGAACTCATTGATGATAACTTTGACGAGTATTGTGATGACGAGTGGGATCTCTACAGCGACCCTGCTGAGGTTGAAGAGGTCATCATTCAAAACCTGACCGACTTGAGGTTTGGTTTGATTGGTCACGGATTCGGTGAGATGCAAGACGAATTCTGGCCCCGCATCGATAACTCTGAAAACTTCAAGCGCCAAGTCTACGATGCAACCAAGGTTCGCAAGTACTGGCTCAGCGATGACAAGCAAGCAAGCTTCGGCTCTTGGCCGCTTAACTATCTCGATAGTGAAGTCTGGGCAGAATTGAGAAAGCAAGGTCACGACCTAACTGGCACCATCCGCGTCGGCGAGTACTCAGAATGAACGCACGCATTGAACTGGTCCACCGCGACCACACCATCAAAGCAGAGCCCCAAGCCATCGAGACCGATGGTGGTGGCTTTTGGAAAGTATCAATCGAGGAACCTGGTGGCCGCTGTGTCCATTGGGACGTTGAAATCATCACGAGCATCGAGGGTATTGGCAAAATCTTGTCAGACCTCTGTGCGAAGGTAGACGAGCTCGAAGAGCTCACAAGTGAAAACAAAGAAAGGGATTAAACAATGGTTAAGATAACAAGAACCAGTGACACCAGTCACCAGCATCTCAAAGTGCTGACATACGGAGCAGCAGGCTCGGGCAAGACCACGCTCTGCGCCACTGCCAAAGACTGCATCATCATCTCGGCTGAGAGCGGGCTGCTAAGCCTGCGAGGTTACGACCTGCCAGTCATCGAGGTGACGAGCCTGGTGGAAGTCCAAGAGGCTTACAAGTACTTGACTGAGAGCGATGAGGCTAAGTCTTACCGGTGGGTCTGCATCGACTCGCTCAGCGAGATTGCGGAGGTCGTGCTTGCTGCCGAGAAGAAGGCAAGCAAAGACCCACGCAAGGCATACGGCGAGCTGCAAGACCGCATGGCTCAGCTCATCAGAGCTTTTCGGGACTTGCCGCGCAACGTGTTTATGACTGCCAAAGCTGAGCACATCCAAGACGAGAGTGGCGCGATGCTCTGGATGCCGACGATGCCCGGCAAAAAGCTCCCTCAGTCATTGCCTTACTTCTTTGATGAGGTCTTTGCGATGCGAGTCAAGGAAGTCGATGGCGAGACCAAGAGAGCCCTTCAGACGTCAAGTGATGGCATCTGGACGGCAAAGGATAGAAGCGGCGCTCTGGCGCAATTTGAAGAACCCAACCTAGAAGCAATCTACAACAAAATCATTGGATAAAGGAAAAACCATCATGGCAACAATTAACTTCAACGCAAACAACTATGACTTTTCACAAGAAGACCGCCCAGCATATGAACCACTGCCGGAGGGCTACTATAACGTGATCGCCATCGAATCAGAGATTCGCGAGACAAAAGCGGGCACTGGTAATTACCTCCAGTTCAAGTTTGAGGTCCTCGATGGTGCGCATAAAGGCCGCTACATCTGGGACCGCTTCAACCTGCGCAACCCGAACCCCAAAGCGGTCGAGATTGCACAAGAGAACCTGGCTAGGTTCTGCCAGTCTGCTGGACTCAAGAGCATCAGCGACTCTTTTGAGCTGCATCACCGCCCGGTCAAAGTGAAGGTCGCGCATCGTGAGTGGAACGGTCAGACTCAAACTGAGATTAAGGGCTACCGCAAAGCAGACCTTGGCAATGCTTTCCAAGCACCACCAAGCAATGACGCCCCTTTCTGATAATCAAATAATCGCGCTGGCCCGGTCTGCTCCGGTGGTCTCGGGCTGGCGCTTTCTTTTGGATGTCTTCAAACTTCTATTTCGGGATCTAACAATGAGAAAACCAAGCGATGAAGATCTACTATACTTCGGAGCACTCAAGCGGCTGACGGTCGATTTCGAGTGTCTGAGAGTAAGCATTGAGGTCAGAGCAAGAAACAATCGACCAGAGCACATCATGAAAGGCACACGGCTCAGGAGCTGGTACACGTATGACCTAAGAATCGGTGACGATACTTGGAGCGGCAAAGACCTCAACGAACTGATGGAACAAGCATACACGCACCATGGCAAACCTAACCCCAAAATCGGAGAGCTCTACAATGCGAACAACGCTGCAAATTCTTGATGATAGGATGGAACGCGAGCAGGACACCAGCCACCGCCCTCACCTTGGAGCATCTGCCATCGGTGGCGAGTGCGAGCGCAAAACCTGGTACTCGTTTCGGTGGGCTCTGGAGCCCGACTTTACCGCTGACGTGCTGCGCAAGTTTCGCGATGGTCATGAGAGTGAAGAGTTGATCGCCCGCGAGCTTGAGCAAGTCGTTGAGCTGATGGGTAGGCAAGCCCGCTTTCAAGATGGTCACTTTGGTGGCTCAGTCGATGGCATCATCAGAAGCGGGCTCATCGAAGCACCAGACACGCCGCACATATGGGAACACAAAGCAGTCAGCGACAAGCGCTTTGACGAGCTGCATCGATTGCGCGAGCGTCACGCTCTGCTCGATGATGAGGGCTCGGTGCTTCTTAAATGGATGCCCACGTACTACGCGCAGGCTCAGATTTACATGTACAAGTTGAAGATTGATTGGCACTACATGACCGTCGCATCGGCGGGCTCTCGTCGGCTGCTCAGTCTGCGCACGCCGCTCGATGAGTTCTATGCTCGAGAGATTGAAGACAAGGCACACCGCATCATCAAATCACTTGAGGCACCGCGCAAGGTCTCGCCTGACTTCGATTTCTGGTTGTGTCGCTTCTGCGACTATGCCGGGCTTTGTCACGGCAATAACCAGCCTGACAAGTCATGCCGCTCGTGTCGCTATGCTGAAGCGCTCACCGATGGTCGCTGGCGCTGCATGTTCTTTGAGAGTGAGCTGGATGATGAGAAGCAGAAACGAGGCTGTGAAGAACACCGCCGATTTTTAGACGGTGGCACCATTCTCGATTAGACTGTAGAAAACACCACCAGAGGGGGAAACAATGGACGGACTAGACTTACTTTTGATTGCGATGCTTTTGGGCTTTGGCTTCGTTGTGGCTATCGCTGGCATGATCTTCGAATACGCACTTGAGAAGCGTGAGCAACGCGCTCTGCATCGTCACGTATGGGGCAACGTTGTCGATCTCAAGTCATGGCGAGACTCGCGCAAGCGAGCATCAGGCATTCGGCGGTGATGCGTGAGTTGGCTCTTTTCGCGGGCGCTGGTGGCGGCATACTCGGAGGCAAGCTGCTTGGATGGCGCACCGTGTGCGCTGTCGAGTGTGACCCCTACGCTGCCAGCGTCTTGGTTGCCCGACAAAACGACGGAACCCTTGACCCTTTCCCGGTCTGGGATGACGTGCGAACGTTTGACGGCAGACCATGGCGAGGCATTGTTGACGTCGTTTCGGGCGGCTTTCCTTGCCAAGACATCAGCGCAGCAGGAAAAGGCGCAGGCATCGACGGAGAGCGAAGCGGGCTCTGGTCAGAGATGGCGCGAATCGTCGGCGAGGTACGACCTCGATGCGTGTTCGTGGAGAACTCACCGAACCTTGTTCGACGAGGTCTTGCCAGAGTCCTCGGTGACCTTGCCGCTCTCGGGTATGATGCGCGGTGGCGTCGTCTATCAGCCTTGGAACTTGGAGCGCCTCACCGAAGAGATCGATTGTGGCTCGTTGCTACCGACACCAACCGCGACTCAATACGGCACGACGAACAACGGCAAGCGGTCAGACGGCACGACCTTCGCGACTGCGGGCACGCCAAGCCTGAGCACTCTGGTGGGTGGACCACTGAACCCGAATTGGGTCGAGTGGCTCATGGGGTGGCCAATCGGATGGACAGACTTAAATGCCTTGGAAACGGACAAGTGCCAGCAGTGGCTGCAAGAGCATGGGAGCTTTTAACACGTTAAGCTGTTCCCCCGACCATCATGGTTAATGAGTGCCATGGTGTACATGGGCAGCTTATCAGCTCGGTGGGATCGCGCCTGGTGGCAATAAGGTCACCAGTCCCACCGAGCACTTGGGGGGAATATGAAAGATAAAGAAGACCTAAAATCACGCGCTGCTTTTCAATATCGAGAGAAGAAAAAAGAACTGGCGATGTCGATGCGACGCGTCAAAGCGTGGATTGTGAAACATGCCGATGATGCGGATCGAGTTGCTGACTTGAAAGACTACCTGCGCCGCTTGGAGCTTGAAGATCTATTCTGGACTAAGCATCGCAAGAAAAAAGACTAAAGCCTAACACCGGCATCCAGAAGCCCCACAATGCGTCTCTCTTCGACTCTGAAGGCAACCTCAGCTCGTAACGCATCCAAGTCTAAAAGACGCCCTGGACACTGTTTGGCGGGGTCTGACGAGCTTCCTGGTAGCTCGGTGTGCCCATGGATTGTGAGCCCGTAGCTCGCGAGCTCAATACAGAGCTCAATCAAGCTGAGCCATTGCTCTTCGGTGGGCTCGTGCTTTGTGAAGTCGCCGATGCAAGCAACAGATACGCTCTCACTATTCCATCGCTTCGCGTGCGGTCCGGTGTCTTTGAGCGTCAAGCACTGGTCAATGCTGCCATCAACTCGAATGATGAAAGTATAAGGCATCTGGCCGCCAGTGTATGAGCCCGCCGCGTACTTGCTGGTATCTCTGAAGGCTCGAGCAATCTCGACGCCGGTGCTGCCTAGCTCTTTGCCAATCTTATGCACCACGACTTTCTTGAGCTTCACCAGCTCCCGCTCTCGCGGTTTGCCGTCATCGCACTCGTTGATGCGGTCAAAGATCACCATCGGACTCTTACTCCGGCCATCGCGGCCCAGTCCTTTGCCCCGACGTGCCCCTGCGCAATCGCCTCCACATGCTCATTGATGCGAGCGGCAGCATCAAGAGTGCCGACGATGCCGCTGACACTGTTAGCGCTAAGACCAAGATCGATCCGTCCACCGCTGTCTGGAACTGCTGCCAACGCACTGGTTACTCTGCTTGTGAGCTGGCTTGCTGCTTTCCCGCTGCTGACTCAACGGCAGAGGCACCAGCAAGAGCCGCTTTGACTTTGGCGCGTGATGACGCGTAAGCGCTTGGTGCAATAGCCGCCAAGATCAAGCCAATGATCGAGATCCATTGGTTATCAGAACCGAAAACCGTCTCGAGTACTGGCATGAGCACTCCAGCAAGAGTCGCGCACGCGGTGAGTAGAAACTCACTCGACTTCAATCCATTGGTTCGCCCTTTAATGTCTGCCATAGTTCTCCCCCTTAGTTGTCAGACTTGCCCTTGATCCAGCCTTCAATTGAGCCAAAGGAAACCCTGAACTCTTCACGGGTTTGCATCAACTCTTTATGATAGCGCTGAACGTCGCTCTTCATGTCTTTGAGTGAGTCACGCACGTCCTCAATCTTAGACTCAACCACGGTCAAGCGCTTGTCGATGTCATCAACCTGAGCCTGAGCCTTCTTGACGTTATCGTAAACCGTGCCGCCATTTCGCTTTGCCATAAATCGATCAACCGCTGCGGAGGCTTTGTTGAAGAAGATTACAGCCGCGCCAACTAGCGCCGCCATTGATGCCTGGTCCAATGCGTCCATCTTACGGCTCTTCATCCGGTGGTTCGATATTCCCTGCCCACTCTGCCGCTTGGGGCTGCGTGTAGATAGTCCAACCAGTTGCTCGGAATGCATCAAGGTCACCACCAGCCATCAAGGTCGGTGAGTTGCATTTCCAAATCGTGTGAACGCCATCGCTGGCACCGAGAGCGCAGTTGGCTCGGTTGAACTCCGCCGACGTGCGGTAGGTTGGATGAACCATGACCGGCGGCCCTTCTGGGTCTGGGTAGGTAGGGTAGTCAAAACGCGTTACCTGTGACGGCAAATCATCCCCGAGGTTGCCGACTGGCACCAGTACGTAAATCCATGTTCCACTACTCATTTTCTAATCCTTTTATGAGACGAAGGTCTGATCGATAGATTTGTTCTATCTCGTTGTCGCTTAGAGTTGCTTGATAGAACTTCAGACAAGCGATAGACCCCGCCGCCTCAACACCGAAGTTACCTTGCGGTCCGATCCTGATAGGCTGAGCAGCCAGGGTTCCCGCTAAAGCGGCGGTTGCTGAATTGTTCAAAGCCCCATTCACATAGATGCGCATAGTTGCGGGCGCTGCTCCGTAGTCAATGGTCCCCGCTAAGTGCTGCCAAGTTTGAGTCGTCGCGAAAGGATTGCCCGAGGTGAAGACCGTGCCCCGGACGCTTATTCCATCGCCTGCGTTGAATTGAACGTTCCCGCTATTGATGATGTAAACGTTGTTTTGAAGATGTGCCGGTGAAGTGAGGTTACCTGAGTAAATTCCAAAGTAGTCGTCAGTCTCAATTTGACGAAAGAAACAACTAAACGAATATCCCTTTGTATGATCTGGCATGATCGACGCTTGCGCCGGTATCGTACATAATTCTGTGCCTTGGGCATCGGGGAAGTTGATAACGCTCACACCCTTACGCTTCATCGAGAAGTCACCGACGATAGTCGAGCCGCTGGCGTTTTCGGGGAAGGATGCGCCAATGATTGTACCTGACCCTCCGAACTGTACCGCATCCGCACCGTTGCCGCTGTAATCCTTAAACGTGGTAAGGTCGTCAGCTTTCCACCATCCTTTAAGATTCGCAGATTGAACCGTTGACACGTCCATACCCTGGACGCCTGAGTTATAGAGCGCCGCCACGTCTGGAGTGTCAAGCTCAGCATCCCAAAAGGCTACATCATTGATAAAGCCGTTTAATGGAAAAGGCGAAGTGTTTGCGTCAGAACCCGGAGAGACAAAGCCGGTTGTGATGTTTGTAACTGGTACCACCGCTGGTGATGATGCCTCAACACCATTAAGCCAACATCTCCAATATGGAGAGGTGCTCTTAGTTGTAACGACGATATGATTCCATTCGCCTTCATTGATATTCAATCCGCTATCATACTGACCGCCTTTGTACATCGTAATGTCGCCTGAGGTGTTTATCCTTATATTGAGACTATCGGTTGCGTTTGTCGGGATGCCCATCCCGACAATGTAGCTTGTTCTCGATGTGTCGCCCCAAAGAATCCAGCCTGATAAAGTTGCGGTTGTTCCTGGAGGTGTAACGGTGGCAACATACGATTGAGCGCCTGCGCCGGAGAAAAAAAGCCGCGTCGCACTCTGCTGCAATCCCAATTGCGGACACGGTACGGGTTGAGCGAATGCCATATTGGCCGAGCCCTGGTCTTCCGCTGGTTCGCCATCTGCTCCCATATCTTGGAACCAACGCCCACCAGTTCCACCGGTATCGTTGTAATCGCTTAGTGGGTAGTACCGTCGCAGATTGCTAGCACTAACGCCGGTGGGTAGGACTTGCTCGGGGTTGTGGTATAGCTCTCGGACTTGGGCTTGGGTTAGGGCTACGTCGTAGATTCTGGAGTCCGCTATCTTGCCATTGAAATAATGTGCGACGGTTGGATGTTTCCCGATTGTGTAAACGCTACTGCCACCCCAGCTAGATGCTGTCCTTGTCCCCGTTGCCGCGATTCCGTCGATGTAAAAAGTTACTTGATGGTCGGCGGGGTCGCTCATATCCATCACCGCCGCTAGATGATACCATTGACCAGTCTTGAGCAGTGTTTGGTGCGTGATCCTTGCGTCGCCTGTCGTGTCATTCCAATAAAAATTTAGTGCGCCAGAGCCCGTGCTAAACATATAGAACAAGAAAGAATTTCTTCCTGTATCGCCGTTACTAATTAACCCTTGATCGGCGATCGCATCGGTATTCACCCAAGCGGTTGTGGTTAGGTAATCACCGCTAGGGTTGTAGTGCGCCGCCTCCAAATAATCCGCCGACCCATCAAAATCCACCGCTCTGCCCGTATATACTCGCGCCATTGCCGCACCGCGTGCCAAATCAAGACCGCGTGGGAGTTGGGGTTTCTTGACGCCGTAGACCGTGGTCGTGGTACCGCGATCTTCAACCGTTGTCGC